GTCGAATATTTCCTTCACTTCCGAGCGCCTGGAAGTGTCGATGACTTAAAGGCATGCGGCAACTAAATTCTTCACCAGTACTTGCTTAACGAGGATGAAATCTTTCATACTCTCACTTCTTACGTATCTCCCTAATATATGCCTGTGGCAGGAGGCATACGTTTATCAAGTGTTAGAGTGTTAGAAAGTAGACTTGTTTTGACTTAAGGAACATGAAGGAGTGGGTAATGGGCACCGGAGAGACTTATTCTCCTAATAAGATCCCTGTATTTTGTATATATAATTTATAATTTAAAGTTGTTTTGGTAATAAAATCCCAGAAATTAAGTCATTCCATCCGCCCCTGAGCCTGGGGATAAGAGGCATTTTCTTTTTACTTTTAAATATGGCAGACAACGTTTTATTCTATGACTTTGCGAGCTGGGATACACAAGGCCCAGAATCGAAAGCAGGCAGTTATGGCCTGTTAATTGTGCAAACAATTGCAGTTGTAGTGAGTTCTTTGATTCAGCTAGGAGTAGATTTCGTGTGTTATTTTGCCTCACATCCGTGGGTGCATGCATACGTCACCCTATATTTGTTGTGTAAGTTTCGCGATCTCATAATTTATTATCGAGCACGGGAAACTATGTCGACCGTCCTCCAGCCTTTAATGGTGTTCCGTGAATTGCGAGTTTTCCATCCTCGTAATATCACCGTGGCCGGTAAACATTATGCGACAATTAGGAATGGCGTTCATGGGTTTATGAGGACCCGTGGCTTTCACACTCGATTTACCCCTATGCTTGACGTGTTCAAAAGAACTATTACGGTGGCTACCATCTTCGGGTTCAACATCAATTGTGAGATTGAAGTTGAAAGAGTAGATGACGAGCACGTCATGGTCCGTGCTTCTGAATGGTCATATTTCGGTCGTTATTTTGAGCCGAATTTAATATTCGTATGTGGTGAGGTCGCCGCGTTAGGGTATATGAATCAAACAGAGGCTAGGGTGCAATTACAGGCAGCACCTTACGTAGGATGTGACCTGCTACTCTCGGAGTACGAAGAATTGCGGTTCCGAACCGGGTCCAAACCTAATATGGGATATATGGAATTTATTTCCAAGAATCTTCATGTTCATCGTGAAGATATCCCTCGCATTGCTCAAGCTCTTAAGGAGGAATTGCGTATAGTGAAGTTTGAACCGTGGGTAGAGCCGGTCGTGGTGGGAGGAGACGGAGATGTCGAGGTGAGTTTGCTTAAGGAGGAGACTGATGTAGTTCTAGATCGCGTCAGGCCCTTAGGTAAGATCCTTCCTCAACCTTACAATCAGGAAAGCGTAGTTTTCGAAGCGAATCGCAGCGCAGAAAACATTACTTTCTCTGATCGCATAGCTAAATATGTCAAGACCAGTACATTTAAGGTCCCTGAACGTTATGAGAATTATCTTCACGAGTTCATCACCAAGTTGGTGGGCGAGTCCGGAAATTCTCTGGCTTTGGATGACTTAGAAGTGGTGTTGGAAAGACAGAAAAGAGCTAGCCAAGTGCAAGGTTATGAGGACATGAAGGATCTCCCGGACCCGTTACATGTGCAGCGAGATGCCGTGTTTCAAAAGAATGAAGTTTACCCTGAGATCAAGGCACCCAGGAACATCGTTAACCCCTCACACACAAAGAGAGTGTTAACTAGTTCCCTTGTCGGACCTCTGGCAGATTTCTTGAAACATGGCCCTTTGAAGCACATTTATGGTTTCGGCGATGCAGATTACATCGACGAATGCTTTCAGAAGGTTGATGACCAGGATGAAGGAGAAGGCAAGTTTGAGAGTGATGGCACCAAGATGGATGCTAACATCTCATCGTTCTTCCGAAATCTGGAATTGATCTTATGCATTGCGCTGTTTCATACTTCCTACCACGATCGAGTTAGGTCAATCCTCAAAGCGCAGTACGAAGATAATATACCTAAGTCAAAGAAAGGTAATGTCGTTGAACTTCACTATTCCAGGAGATCTGGAGAAGGTGGAACTTCGATATTTAACACTTTGGCTATGGTGTTTGTCTTCTATTGCTGGCTAAGAGAATTGGGCTATAGTTTGGAACGTGCATTCGAGAACTTGGGAGTGTATGGAGGTGACGACGGACTAACTAAGGCTCATGGCACGGTTGAGTCTTTGGTAAAGGTTGGAGACGATTTGGGTCTCCCATTAAAAGTCAAGCACGTTAGTAAGAGTGAGCCCTATAGTTTCTTGGGCCTGACTAAGATGCCTGGCATTGACCTTTATTCACCAGACGTTGTACGTTTCTGCTCTAAAATCGCCTATTCTCATGTTAAAGGCGTCCCTGTGGAACAAGTCTTATATCGTAAGTGTGAACCTTACGTTAGACTTTATCCAAATGTTCCACTGATTGGAAATTTGTGCAGAGCAGTCCTAAGGATATTGGACTCTCAGGGTTTTAAGATAGATAGTAGATATGATGAGCTCTGTAGGAGCGGTAAGGGGTATGTGATGGAGATGTTGCAAGGGACTCAGTTGCCTGGTCCAACCACGTCCGATGAGTATTACTTGTTGGAACATTATGTGGCTGAGACCTTGGGCTTACCTCTTATGCAATTACGTCTTGTCTGTGAGCAGTATGATGCTGCGATGGAGTTCAGTCAATTTCCAACAGGCTACATAGACAAGAAGAACATGCTCTTAGACTGTCCCTATGAAGCTCTTATCAGGGACCTTTACATCCAAGGTCCTCCCTGTACGAAGTTAGAAAATCCACTTCCTACAGAGGCTCTGTCACAACCGGCTGTACAAAATTTTCAATCGAAGAATGTCCAAGAAGAAAAGCAAGAAGAACCCGACAGCGAAAGTCAACGCACTCAATCCTCCCGTCAAAGCGATAACTCAGACTCGTCCAGCGAGACGAAGAAGAAGAAACGCTGGTACAAGGGTAGGAAGACCAAAGCTCAGTAAAGCTGGAGCAGCCTTCTTAAAGGCATCCCTCTCACCTCCTGATTTTCAGATAGGTGTATTTGAGGGAATTCCAGATAACTTTGATGGTCGAGTAGTAACTAAGTCGCAAACCCTAAGCTCCTCCCCGCCTGCATTCACTGAAGGGCGTGACGTTTATATAGCATTAATACCTGTACCGGGGTATGCATACTTCTATGGAGAAGTTAATGCTGGCAGCATTACCTGGACTGGAGTGCAGTACGATGATTTTGCCTCCTTCTTTCCTACTGGGTATGAGGCCACAAACGCCACAAACTTCCGTTATGCAGGCCATGCTATGGAGATCATTCCACTCGTAAATCAGATGACCTGGGCAGGATCTGTAGAGGTCTTTAGAGGTGCTGTGGAGATGAGTATGAATTTACAGCCCTCTGGTTCTCCTGTTATGGAGCTTGTTGGGTTGTCTCAGTTGGTATACGGTACGCGTCCAGATGCTATTCACCCGTTTAATATGGGATGTTATTGCACTGCTCGACCAACTGCACAAGATTATCCTTTCACTCCCATCGACGTGTACTCTACCACGTCCGAAGTTATCATTATGCCTTACAGTGTCGCTAAGACTGCCGGCTTTGCCGGAGGTCAAGCTTTCACAGGTATTGGCAAGTATGAAACTATCGTCTATAAGATCTCTTCCTACTCGCCAGCAACTAACAAGTTCTCATTGAGGACTTGGGCCAATGTCGAGTATCAGGTCCCAACCTCGTCAGCTCTTTACGCGTATTCCCACTTATCCCCTCCCCAAGATCAAATGGCTTTGTATCTGGCCCGAGCTGCTTTTCAAGAGCTCCAAGTCTGCGTTCCATTTTATGAGAACGCTGGACTTTGGTCCAAGATCCTGAAGTGGATACAAACTGTGTCTACTGGATTGTCTTTTGTTCCTGGTACTGTGGGTATGATCGCCGAAGGTGTTGGCACCGTAGCCACGGGCTTAGAATTGCTGACGACGTAGTCGGCTAATAGACGGTTTTAAGTTGCGTCTATAACTGGAACTTTACATACAAGTGTCTTTGCCCGAGCCTTGTGTGAGTAACTGGGCGTACCTGGTGGTACGGCTGCCTTCACACGGTGGTTAGTGGGGTTCGATTCCCCCGTCCTGGACTTTTCCGCTCATTCATTTGAGCTGGGGTCCCGGCGCAACGTTATGCGGAC